AATATTATATGGATGGCCGCTTTTGCCCCTGAGATTACCCTAGAGAGTTCTAGTATAAATGGGACACCAGGACACCAGCAAATAGCACAGAAGTTGAGAGCAATCCCTGGTGTCCTCACCTATATTTACAAAAATGCCACGGAACCCTAATATATTCAGATTAACGGCGAGAAACATATTTCTCACATATCCACAGTGCGATATACCAAAAGATGAAGCTCTTCAAATGCTTCAATCTCTTCCATGGTCAGTCGTCAAACCCACATATATACGAGTCGCCAGAGAGGAACACTCCGACGGATTCCCCCATCTTCACTGTCTTGTCCAACTCTCCGGAAAATCGAATATCAAGGATGTTAGGTTTTTCGACCTCACTCACCCCAGACGGTCTACCGGATTTCACCCAAATGTTCAGGCAGCCAAAGACACCAATGCAGTCAAGAATTACATCACCAAAGAAGGTGATTATTGTGAATCCGGACAGTACAAGGTGTCTGGGGGAACAAAGGCAAATAAAGACGACGTGTACCACAACGCCGTCAATGCATCTTCTCCGGGAGAGGCTCTCGACATTATCAGGGCCGGAGACCCCAAGACTTTCCTCGTCAACTATCACAATGTGAAGGCTAATCTAGAGAGGATCTTCCAAAAAGCTCCGGCACCGTGGGTTCCTCCGTTTCCCCTCTCCTCATTCACTAACGTGCCCGACGAGATGCAAGAATGGGCTGATGATTATTTTGGAAGGGATGCAGCTGCGCGGCCTATCAGACCTATAAGTATTGTCATCGAGGGTAATAGTCGGACGGGGAAGACGATGTGGGCGCGTGCACTTGGCCCACATAACTATCTAAGTGGACACCTGGATTTCAATTCTAGGGTTTACTCAAACGATGTACTGTATAACGTCATTGATGACGTCTCTCCGCATTACTTAAAGTTAAAGCACTGGAAAGAATTGATTGGGGCCCAAATAGATTGGCAATCAAATTGTAAGTACGGAAAGCCAGTTCAAATTAAAGGGGGTATCCCATCAATCGTGCTCTGCAATCCTGGAGAGGGGGCCAGCTATAAAGATTTCCTAGCCAAAGAGGAAAACGCATCTCTCAAGTCGTGGACACTCCATAATGCTAAATTCATCATCCTCAACTCCCCCCTCTATCAAACTACGGCACAGGATTGCGAAGAGAGCACCTCGACGTAGAAGGATAGACCTAAACTGTGGCTGCTCTTTGTACGTCAACCTCAACTGCAGTAACTATGGATTCACGCACAGGGGAACGCATCACTGTGCGTCAGGCAGAGAATGGCGTCTATATATGGGAGCTAACAAATCCCCTTTATTTCAAGATGTACCAAGTAGAGGACATCCGGTACACCAGGACCAGAGTGTACCATGTCCAAATAAGGTTCAACCACAACCTGAGGAGAGCACTGGGTCTCCACAAGGCATTTCTCAACTTCCAAGTCTGGACGACATCCCTGACAGCTTCTGGGACGACTTACTTAAATAGATTTAAATATTTAGTAATGTTGTATATTGATCAGTTAGGAGTCATTTCAGTTAATAATGTAATTAGAGCTGTTCGCTTTGCAACAGACAGATCATATGTAAATGCTGTACTTGAAAATCATTCAATAAAATTTAAATTATATTAATTTGTTATCGAATCATAAAAATAGATCCGAATTTTTAAAGTTGCATATACAGGGTTAGAGGCATGAGTACATGCCATATACAATAACAGCGCGTTCTCCGTGTGATTCTCATACTTCCCGGCTTCTTGATGATTGTAGACCACATGATTGTTGACCCTCCAGAACCGCTTGACCAGCGCCTGCTCATTGCTAGCATATTGTCCACCCGTGACCTTGGCATAGAACTTATGCATAACCTGGAAACGATCACGTAGATCGTTCTTCACGGTTGCAGTGCTGGGCTCGTTGTCAAACATGTTGAACACTTGGCCAAAATCCATAGGGGTGCCATATGGTCTTCGGTCTCTGACCAACCAGAACATAGCACTGTTCGTATGGTTTTTCAACTTGATGTTCTCGTCCATCCAAATCTTTCCTAGAATATACACAGACTTAACGCAGAAACGCTTACCGACACGGTGGGTAATTCCGTTGCCACGTGTGACGTCTGATATGCACATCACCTTCCCAGTATGGGAAATATCGTGGCGTTGCTCGTAGGACTGGACCTTACATGGGCCTTCACAGCCTCTAGGAACGTCGGGCGTTCTCATAGTTCTGTATATCCTGGGCTTCCTGTACATGGGCCTATTCACCCATTCAGCGGCTTTGCTAGGCCCAGGCCCAGTTCCCGAACGAGGGGAGAAATTAGCTGAACGGCTAATCTTCGTCGAAGGTGCCCTGTGGGGCCATGGGGCATCGCGCTTAGGCATTTCAAATTAAAGTTCAAATAACATAGAGATTCAATTTATAGCCGTTATACAACTTGGGCTCTAAGTTGTTACAAATATCTAAGCTCGTCAGGCCTGTTCTAATTGGGCCAGAAAAAGCGGCCCAAGTCCAAATTTTTGCGCGGCCATCCAGT